TATGGAGGTTTCAGCATGATACACGATGCTATAAGAAAATTATATGCAGATGCCTGTACTATAAATGGAGATACTGAAAAAACTATCACTGTTTGGGATGAGAATGGTAAAGAAATTTCTATTGACTGGAAAAAAGTGCAGACAAAATCAACTGAATTAGAGGCTGCATTTGAAACAGAAAAAAAGAATAAAGTTACAAAAAAAGCATCTGCCATGACAAAATTAAAAGAGCTTGGTTTAGATGATGATGAAATCAACGCTTTGATAGGTAGTTAAATGTTTGGTAACTCCTCTTTTGCTGAAGCCGCCTTTGCAAATGTAGGAGGTGTTTTACAAGTAGCAACAGCAGAGATGAATGCTCTTGGCACTAGTTCAAGCATAGGCTCTGGAACACTTGTTGGTGTTTCATCATTGAGCGGTAACTTTACCTCAACAATAGAAATAAGCACAATCTCTAGTGGTGTTATAGATCTCAGTTCTCTGTTTACACAAACCACAGAAAACATAGCTATAGTTAATTTCACAGATGTTACTATGTCTAGCATCTTCACAAAAACAACTTCTGGCACAGCTATCCTCTCTGGTGTGTCTTCACAAGATTTAAATTTTACAAAAACAACTTCTGGAGATATACTGTATGTAGCTATTGTGCCAGACGCAAATGAGACTTATACTGAGATAACGCCAAGTGGCACAGAAACATGGACGGAAATAACACCGAGTGGTACAGAAACATACACAGAAATAAACGCATGAGGTTATAATGGCATCAACATATACGAGTAATACTGGAATAGAAAAAATAGGTTCTGGAGAACAAGCTGGAACTTGGGGTACAACGACCAATACAAACTTTGATATTATCGATAGAACTTTAAACGGAGTTGTTACCTTAACCATAAGTGGTAACACAACTTTGACCACGAGTGATGGTTCATTGTCCAACGGACATTACAAAGTATTACTATTGAGTGGATCTCCAAGCGGTGCATTTGATTTAACTTTTGACCCAAATGACCAACAAAAATGGTTTTTTATTAAAAACAGCACTGGTCAAACAGCTACCATAAAACAAGGTGGTGGTTCTGGATCCACTGTTACTATTGCCAATGGCACATCATCTATTGTGTTTGCAGATGGCACTGGTGCAAACTCTAATGTAAATTCTATACCTACAGATTTATTAGGAGACACAACTCCTCAACTTGGAGGTAACTTAGATACGAATGGAAATGCTATATTGTTTGGTTCAAGTAAATGGTCAATCGAATTAGATACTGGCGATAATGATTTACTTTTTAAATATAATGGAACAGCAGTATTTAAACTAGCTTCTAACGGAGCTGTAACATCAGCAAATAACATCACAGCTTTTGGAACTGTCTAATGGCGGCATTACAATCATCTGGAGCAATATCATTTCAAGATATTGAATCTGAGTACAATCCAGGCACTAACTTTCCAAGTAGAGCCTTAACTGAGTTTTATCTAGGTGGTTCTTTTGTTCGTGCAAACGCAGGTAATAATAGTTCTACAAATTTATCAGCGGGCGTTCCTGGTTCAGGAGCGATATCTTTAAATGATTTTTACGGTAAAGAAAGAGCTTTTAGAAAAACTTATTCATCAACTGCTACAAATCAAAGTGCAGATAGTGTTTTTGGAGATGACTTTGAAGTAGATTATCCAAAACAAATCGTTGTTGATTCATCTCAAACAGTGGGTTCAACAAGCACATCTAATGCGGCTTTAACAATAGAGAGCAATGGTGTCGGTTCTATCACCATAACAAATAATGGAAGTATTGAAGGTGCTGGTGGTGCGGCAGGAGCGGCAGGTGGCAATGCTCTTGAGGTTGCTGGAAGTGTTGCGGTTACATTAGTTAATAATGGCACAATAAAAGCTGGTGGTGGTGGAGGTGGCACAGGCGGTGCTGGTGGTAAAGGTGTTTACACGGCTAACGCTACATTTTCAAGTTTAGTAGATCAAGGTGGCGGAGGTTCGTCTACACCACAAAACAATTCCCCAAGTTGGTTTACAACTTATGGAACTTCTGGAAATAATTTAGATGGTGTTGGGGTTGTAGGTGACAGATTATGGGGTGGTATTGGAGCACAATTTAGTAGAGGAATTAATCCAGCGGAGTTTGATTTAAATTCACTTGGTGGTGCAGGCACAGGTCTTAATGCTGCTTGTGCTAATAGAGGTCCTATATATTTTTCTGCACAAACAAATACCACTGGCGTATACACTGTTTCAGCCAATATTAGTTCTTCCTATGGAAGTGGCTATGGGACTCCACAAATATCAGTAAGCACAAGCACATCGAGTTCTGGCACTTTGGTTTCAAACAGTGGCACAGCAGGTATTACAGCCTCAACTACAACTTATTTTACTGCTTTCGGAACATCGGCACATCAAGGAACAAGCTCACCAAACTTTTACTATAATACATTAAGTGCTGCTGTTTCTGGTACTTGTTTAGCAACGCAAGATGGTGGTTCTGGTGGAGCGGGTGGTGTTGGACAAGGGTACAATCAATCTGCTGCATCTGGGTCAAGTGGCGGTTCTGGTTCTAATAATGCAGGTGCTGGAGGAACTGGAGGAACTGGTGGAGCATTTGGAGCGGCTGGGTCAGACGGAGGAACTGGAAGCAATGGCTCTGGTACAAGTGTGAGCTTTCCAGCTACTGCACCCACAAATGGTACAAGTGGAGCTTCTGGTGGTGCAAGTGGTAAATCTATTCAAGGTGTAAGTAATGTAACATCAAGTGGTAGTGGTAGTTTAACTGGAGCAACAGCATGATAAAAGCATTAAAATTTAGACCAGGTATCAATAGAGAGGTAACATCATACTCTAATGAAGGTGGTTACTTTGACGGTGATAAAATACGTTTTCGTATGGGGTTTCCAGAAAAGATAGGTGGTTGGGAAAAGTATTCTCCTAATCAATACTTAGGTAGTGCTAGAAGATTACATAACTGGATAGGGTTAGATAGCTCTAATTTTCTAGGTATCGGTACACATCTTAAATATTATATTGAAGAGGGTACGACTTTTAATGACATAACTCCAATAAGGCAAACTACAAGTGCTGGAGATGTAACCTTTTCTGCGTCAAATGGCAGTACTACAATAACAGTAACAGACACAAGTCATGGTGCAGTTGAAAATGATTTTGTTATTTTTTCTGGAGCAGCAAGTTTAGGTGGAGTTATAACGGCTACAGTTTTAAATGCAGAATATCAAATTGTTAGTATATTAGATGCTAATACATATACAATCACATCTTCTGTTGCCGCTAATTCTTCTGACACAGGTAACGGTGGAAGTAGCGTAGTAGGTACTTATCAAGTTAACGTAGGATTAGATCAAGTTATTGGAGGCACTGGCTTTGGTGCTGGTACATGGGGTGGTGTTACTAATGGTGCTTTACAAACAACTATCAATGAGGGTGGTACATTTAGTAACTCTGATACAACTTTAACTGTTACAAGTGGTACTGGAATATCGAACAACGATTTTATTTTAATTGATTCAGAAATACTTCAAGTAACAAATGTAGCAACAAATGATTTAACAGTAACCAGAGGACAAAGTGGCACTGACGCAGATACTCATGCAAATGGAGCCACAGTATTTTTAATTGTGGGAAACGCAGATTCAGATAATGATTATGTAGGTTGGGGTAATGCAGCAACAGTTACAGTAACAACACAGATACGTCTTTGGTCACATGATAATTTTGGTGAAGATCTAATACTTAATATTAAGGATGGAGAGTTGTTTTATTGGGATAAAACTTTAGGACTAGCTGGTCGAGGCGTTGAGTTAAGTGCCACTAGCACCTTTAGTGGAGAAAAAAGTGTCCCTAGAGTTGCAAAACAAGTATTAGTATCTGATATTGATCGTCATGTTATAGCTTTCGGATGTGATGGCGTGGGAAGTTCCAGTGATGCAAGAGGAGATGGTGTACAAGATCCATTACTTATTAGGTTTAGTAGTCAAGAAAATCCAGTGGATTGGTTTCCGACTGCAACGAATACGGCTGGTGATTTAAGACTTGGTGCGGGTTCTACTTTTGTACAGGCCGTAGAAACTAAAAGAGAAATACTTGTTTACACAGATAAGTCATTACACTCAATGAGATTCATCGGTCCACCGTTTACTTTTGGTATATCACAGTTAGCGTCTAATATTACAATCATGTCTTCTGCATCGGCTATTGCCACAGAAGACGTTGTGTATTGGATGGGAATTGATAACTTTTATGTTCACGCTGGACAGACTGCACAATTACCTTGTACAGTAAAAGACAAAGTATTTTTAGATTTTAATCTTGCACAACGAGACAAAGTTGTTGCTGGTATTAATTCAGAGTTTGGTGAGGTGTGGTGGTTTTATCCATCTGCTGACTCTAGTGAGTGTGACAAATATGTTATATGGAATTACAATGAAAAGGTTTGGTATTATGGATCTTTAACCAGAACAGCTTGGTTAGATAGAGGTATCAGAAACTTTCCAGTAGCAGCAGGCAGTGGATATATTTTTAACCATGAATTAGGTTTTGATGATGATGGAAGTGCAATGACTTCTTTTGTAGAAACATCGCCTATGGACATGGGAGATGGAGAAAAGTTTGCTTTTATTAGAAGAGTTATACCAGATTTAACTTTTACTGGTTCTGTCACTGGCAGTTCCCCAAATGCTACTTTTACAGTAAAAGCAAGAGACTTTCCCGGCGAAGACTTTTCTCAAACTGGAACTGGAACCACTACTAGAACAGCAACAAATCCAGTCGAAGCGTTTACAAATAAACTTGACTACAGAATTAGGGGCAGATCTTTTGCAATAAGACTTGATTCTAGTGCATTAGGGTGTAAATTTAAGATGGGGACACCCAGAGTTGATATTAGAGAAGACGGAAGAAGATAATGGCATTAGTTGGCATACCACCACCAAGGTTACCAGAACCACCTGAAGTTATAACTAGACAGTATGTAGAGGATCTAGTGCGTTCTTTAGAGATATTTATCTCACAAGAAAGAAATCCTGGTGAATTACGGGCAACTAAAATTACATTAACTGATTTACCGACAAGTTCTAGTGGCTTAGAAGTAGGTGCATTATTCAATGACAGCGGGACTATTAAAA